TTCAGCAAAAGTTTTAAGGAATCACTGGAATTGATATATGTTTTTCTCAGTTGTGTTTTTGCCAGTTCATATTCTTGAGTGGCAGTGTTCAACTTTTCAAATGCTGCTTTCTTGTCAGCATCTTTAGCGGCATCAACAATTCGACCCTCACCTCTAGCACTCATGTCTCCACCAGCCTTAGCGTTGGCATAATGTGACTTTGCCATAGATAAGGCAGCTCTCTTTTCGTATAACTTACTAAATCTTTCTGCTAATCTATTTGTCTCTAAAAGAGCAATCAATTGTTGTTTGTTATCACCATCCATTCCCTGAAGAACCTTACCCTGCTTCAACAACTCAGCAGTTATTTCCATCTTACCAGTCTTTTGTCCAGTCTGGTCAAAGGTTCTCAACTTATCAAATTTACCACCTTCTTCAAATCCACCAAGTTTCAGTAAATCTTTTCTAGCAAAATACTGATCTCCTACCTTTACAAGATCTAATTTACCACCAATTGATTCTCCTGATGATGGTAATCCCTGAACAAACTTATTAAAGTCCTCTCTTTGACCACCAGATTCAAGAGTTGTTCTAATTCTACTCTTTGCCTTACTTCCTGGTTTTATAGAGTCCGCAGCAAAACTATATGCCTCAACACCAAGACCTACTGCTGCCGCTGCCAGGAGTGCTTTGAATGCCAAGGGATTAAGTAAAGCAGCAATGGCAGTTGTGGCAACCTTGACCATTGTGCCAATCAGACCAATAATAACTGGTATGCCACCATTAAGAGCCAGCATTACCCCACCAGCAATGGTCAGGAATGACAGTATCTTTGGTAGTGCTTCTTTTATCTGTTTCTTCTTAACTTCTTTCTCTTTCTTAAACCAAGCAACTACACCTTTCGAGAACCATCCAACAAAGGTCACTGTAAAAAACAGTAAGAATGGTTTGACGAATGACATCAAACCTCTTGTTATCTTTTTGGCAGGTTCTGCTAATGTCTTTTTAAGAGCATCACCTACTCCCTTACCACCTGCATTTTCTAAATCTTTTTCTGTTGCTTGTTTTTTGAGATTTTCTGCCTGTCTTATCTTATCTTCTTGCTGTGTTCTCTGAGCAGTAACTTGATCCCTCGATTGTTGCTGAAGGAGTTTATTAATAGAGACTAAGTTTTTATTAATAGCATTGACACTCTTCAAAAGATTAGAAGTATCTTTGGGAGAAATACGACGCATTCCTCCTGCTCTGACTGTGCCAGGAGTTCCAGAGTCTCTATCCCCTAAAAAAGATCTTCTACTAATCGCCATTATGATATACCGTTAGCTTGTTGTTGCTTTAATTTCTCATCCTCAAGGAATTGTTGAAGCAGTGTCAAATAAATCTCCCTCTCCCAAGGGATCATCTCTTCAAGCTCCGTCAAGCTATATTTATGGTGTTGCATCAAGGCAAAGTTGATTTTATAGTATGACTCAAGGTTTTCATGAGCCATACTTAGTTGAAAAAATTTGCTAACCCTTCAAGAACAACTTCATTGTCAGCACCAGTCTTTGGATTTTTGAATTTAACTGTATGAGATAATTTCGGCATCGTAGTGAAGAACTTTTCCAATTCTTTGAACTGAGTGGAACCCAGATTCTCCACAAACTCTACCATTTCCTTTTCAGTATGGTCACTGGCAGCCCATGATTCTTCTTCAGTGTAAATCTGTTCCACACACTTAGCAATCAAATCAAAGGACTGTTCAATTTGTCCTAGACCATCATCAGTAAAGTTTTCCTGAACGAATTCATTCAAAGATGGATATCTCATCTTCAATCCATAAGTATCATCTAGTTTGATGATATTAGTATGTTCTGGATCTTTTTGAACCTTAATATCACTGAGGGCAATTTTGACGGGAACTCTCGTCTCACCATCATCAGGACAGGTCAGCAATACTTCTACAGTTTCACCGACTGACTTCCCTCTCACATTCAAGAACAGATATTCAATATCAAATGTAGAAAGTTTCTCAATCTTGATACCTCTAGTGACAATACAGTTAGCAAGCACCTGTTTCATGGCTCTTGCTATTTCTTCCATATTCTCACTTTCCATGGCAATGATGAGAATCTTCTCTTCTTTTACAAGGAAAGGTCTATATTTAATTTTTCTGCCAGAGGATGGCAAAGTCAACTCATATGTCGGAGCATTAATCTTAGGTAATGGCATAATAAGTTATTCAGTGTGATTATTTATTCGGCAGGATTGGAGGTCTGTACTTGAGAGAAGGCATCCTTGAGTGCTTTTGAGTAACTATCAACGGCACCAAAAACATATCTCTCATAAGCAAATCTTACTGTGACTTCTAATACTCTAGAAGCATCATATGATACTGTAGTAGATTCAATATTCACAGGGAAGGCATTCATAAAATTGTATTCAATTCTATTTTCGTAATCTCTATCAAATTTCAAAATTCTAATCCTTTCACACTTATAATGTTCTGGATACTGTGCTCTATAATAGTAATTCTTCTGATCGAAGTCAAGTCCATCGACAGAGTTTGATCCACTCAGGATAAACTCTTGCCATAGTTCAAAGAACTTTTGAACCTTGTATTCATAGTCAACATAGAATCTAAGATTAAACTGTGGGAACTGCCTTCTATAAGCAAAATTCTGTGTCACTCCTGGAAACTGATTAGGAGCATCGAATGTCTGTATCTGTGTTCCTGGCAATACTGCCGATCTACAATACTCACCAAGTTCTCTGCGTATGAAAGAAGAACCAACACCCCTTTGAGAGAGATAAGAACTTAGTCGTGATAATCTATCGATTCCTCTAAACTCTACCTTGTAGTGAGAGGTTTGAGCTACACGACTAAAGTTAGAAATAAAGTCATCAGTTGTCCTTGGAGTCAGTTTCTCTCTGAATGACACAATAAATACCTCTGGATTAAATAGTCTTAGTATGTCCTATAGTGGAAGATATCAACCTACCAATATTAAAAAATATAAGGGAGACCATCGTAACATTATTTATCGTAGTTTATGGGAACGTAAGTTCATGGTCTACTGTGACCTGAATGAGAATATTTTAGAATGGGGAAGTGAAGAGATGGTTATACCATACAAATCCCCAGTTGATAATAGATGGCACAGATACTTTCCAGACTTTTTTATTAAATACCGTGACAATAAGGGACAGATTAGGAGGTCTGTAATTGAGATAAAACCTAAAAGGTTTTGTGAATCTCCCAAACCACAGAAGAAACAGACCAGAAAATACATCTATGAAGTCACCGAGTATGCCAAGAACATGGCAAAGTGGGAGGCAGCAAAAGAGTATTGTGAAGATCGTCGATATGAGTTCAGAGTTCTAACAGAAGATGAATTAAAAGTATGAATAGAATCCAACAATATGAAGATACTTTTAGTGGATTAGAAAAGAATGATGATATCATGCTAGCACTCCTAGAAATCCTAGATGTCAAATCACTAATCCCAGAACCAGGTAAATTTTATACTTTTGTTTACAATCCTAAAACACCCAACATTGAATATGATGAGTTTCCTCTCATTGCATGTATGGAACTTACATCTTGGGGTTGGAAGGGATTCAATTTTCATTGGAATGAAATGAGAAACTACACCTTTCCAGAGGTAATTGGTGAACTACATGAGGTATATCCTGGTGAACTGGAAAGTGCCAGAGCACTAGGATATGGAAGTTTCAAGATAAATAGCTAAAAAAGATAATGGCATTGTCCACTAAACTAGTTCCAAAGTTAAGATATCCGTTAGAGATGATAACGGATAAAACTGACTATATGTTAATTCAGGTAATTAAATATACACCACCTGGAGTTGGATTACAAGGTGCTGATCAATTCCTAGCTTCAACTAGTGGAGCAAGATTCGAAGGGAGAGTTGAAAACTCTGATGCTAAGATAAGAAAAACATCAAAACAAAATACATTGGCATATATTCAGATGCCGATGCCACAGGCAATTGGAGATAGCAATAAAGCTGGTTGGTCACGAGGAGACTTAAGCAGTCTAGCAGCTGCTGCTGGATCTTTAGTTCAGTCCTTGATGTCAAACCCAACTCAGTCTATGAATCCAATGACAGCACTGTCTGAGGGAATGAATACCATAACACAAGCTGCTAGAGGTCTAGCAGGTCAGGCAGGGGGAATGGTTAATCTGGGTGGTGATCTTTTAACTGCCTTTGCTATCAACCTTATTCCTGGTTCTAATGTCGGTATTAATGATTTCCTGGCAAGACAAAGAGGTGTGGTAGTCAACCCCAATGCTGAGTTTTTATTCAGAGGTCCATCCCTAAGAGAATTTGCCTTTCAATATACTTTTGTTCCCAGAGATCAACAAGAGGCAAATCAGATAAAGGAAATCATAAGGACATTCAAAAAGCATATGGCACCAAAGAAAAACACTCAAGCTTTTGGTGGCAATAATCTTTTTGGTGGATTCTTGAGTACTCCAGATGTTTTCAAACTTACATACAAATCTGGAACGAATGATCATAGATTCTTGAATAAATTCAAAATCTGTGCTTTACAGCAGATGGAGGTCAACTACACACCTATGAATTCATATGCTTCATATGATGATGGTACACCTGTTGCCATGACAATGGTTCTTCGATTCGGTGAGTTGACACCAATTTATGCTGAAGATTATGATTCTGAGTTTGCCCAAGGAGGTGTTGGTTTCTAATGTCTTATTTCAGATCTTTACCAAATATCGAATATCTTTCACCGTTTAATGATAGTCCTACGGTGAATGCTTATGTCACTGCCAAAAACTTGTTTCGTAGAGTTAAAATCTCTGAGTCAGCAGACATAATTAGAAGTGCTTACCTCTACGATAAGTATATCGTTCAAGAGGGAGAGAGACCAGATACAGTAGCACTCAAAGTGTATGGTAATTCTGAACTGGACTGGTTAGTTATCTTCAGTGCTAATCTGATTCATCAGAGGGCAGAATGGCCACTGACTAGCAATGAATTGTATGAATATGCCGAAAGAAAGTATGGCACTAGTCTGAATGATATACATCATTACGAAACTAGAGAGGTCAAAGATTCTGACGGAAGACTTATCCTTCCAAAAGGAAAATGGGTCGATAGTGATTTCTCAATACCTGACCCAAATAATACTGCTGCTAGGATTAGTCCTATTACATCAGTGACAAATTTTGAATACGAAACTGAATTAAATGATGAGAAGAAACAGATAGATCTTGTAAGACCAGAGTATACTCAGAAAATCGTTGATGAAATCAAGGAATTCTTAGCATACAAACCTGATTCTTCTCAATACATTTCATCTAAACTCAAGAGAGTAGATAATATTAAGAAGAAGTCTCCTTAACTTTCTGCCAGTTTGGCAAAGTAAGAGAGAGTATCATCATCGTCTGTGCTCAGACTATCAAGTTCTGACTTGAGATCGGCAGAGACAGAAGGAGCAGAACGCTCTGCTTCAAATGCCTGTTCCTCTTCAAGGGTTTCTTGATCCTGGAACTTAGGAGTTCCACGAACACCCAGAACATAGTCCAGACGCTTCTTCAGATCATCGTAGGACTTGAACTGTTCAGGAGCAACGATCTCGGCAAGAGAATACTCCTTCTTCCAGATTGCCTCCAATTCATCATCATCCAGATCACCCAGAGTGCCAGCACGGGCAAACTCACTGGAGTCATAGTTCCAGTAACCTGCTACCTTCTTGATCTTGATCTTGAAGTCAGCACCCTGCCAGAAATCAAAGGGGTTGATGGGTTCTTCATCTTCAAACTCGGGTTGCATAGAAGACATGATCTTATCAAAGATCTTCTTACCGAACTTGAACAAGAATACCTTACCTTCGTTCTGAGGATTAGAGGGATCCTTTACAACATAGATGTTGGCATAGTAGGAGAGTTTACGCTTCTGCTTTCGTGCTGTTTCTTTGTCAGCATCGATTCCACTATTCCACAATTGAGTGTTGTATTCGGAGACGGGATCCTTCTGACCCAGAGAGGTCAAGGAGTTCTCGATATACCAACCACCAGGACCCTGGAAGGCATGAGTGTAGATTTTTGCCCAGGGCAAGTCTTCCCCATCGGGAGCAGGAAGGAAACGGACGACAGCATAACCGTTACCTGCTTTATCGACTTCGGGCTTCCAGAGACGATCGTCTCCAGAACCACCATTGCTGTTCATTTTTTCGACTTCCTTGACCAGTTTAGAGGTCAGAGAACCGAGATTGGATTGCTTTTTGAGATTTGCGAATGACATTGGATTTGGCCTTTGTACTTTTGTATTTTAGGATGCTGAGAGGTCGTTGTCAAGTTTTTTCTTCAACTCAGTGATGGTGTTTTTCATGTTGCTGAAGAGAACACCCACATCTGTATCCTTGGCAAAACCCATTAGGACAGCAGATGCTTGAATCGACTCTTTCATTTTGACTGCCTCTGGATCACTCTCCAAAGACAACCGTGTCCACATAATCATCTGCTTTTCCAAAAGTTCGGAAAGCAGATCAAGATTTCTCATTTTTTCTTTTGGTGTAAGAAAATCAAAGTGAATCATATTGGTATAGATCTCTTCTTGTAGACGATTAATTTCTACAATCTCAGATCTAACCATATCAGAGTTAAAAAAACTACTCACTTACAATACTCCTCAGAATCTGTTTGTGCTTGAACACATCAATATTTAGAAATGGTTCGTACTTCCTCAGTTTGAGGGAAACCGTACTCCAGATAGGGTCATCCAGACACTTATCGAACCTTTTTCTAAACGAGAATATTTTATCATAGATTATCAAAGTTTCAATGGAAATTTTTCCAGCGAGATATCTTTTTAGCAGGATTGGGTGACCCTTGGAACAATCGAAAACACTCTCTAATCCTGTTCTCGATAGTAATTCTTCCGATTGCTCTTTGAACAAGTACGTCAAACTCTGGGTCCTCTTTTGCCAACCCAGATACTGACTCTCTCCTTCTTTTATTAAACCACCAATCCATATCTTTTCAGGGGTATCAGTTGCAATAAAATTTGCTATGAAGTAATTACGAATTTCATCGTCAGCTTTCTGACGTGACAACTTTTCAAACCAATACTTATCTTTTCTTTTGTTGAAAGCAGAGATAGATGCTTTCGTTCTACCACCATACTGAAAGAAGTCATACTTCTCTTTCGTAAAATGGTTTTTCAATGACAAATATGTTTGATAGCAATCAAACGGACTCACTTTTAGTCTCACTTAATCAATAGGTAAACGGGCACGGGAGGTTTGCTTCATGAAATTCAACTTGATAGCATCATACTTGATTTTTTCCTTCAGTGGTTTGGAAATAATCTTTGATACAGATTCAATTTCAATACCGTTCATCTCACAGAAATAAACGATAGCATCGATGTAATTCATATCAATCTCTGCTGATACGATCTTTTCAATTTCTAAGGCAAAACTAGCAGCCGTTAGAAACTTCTGGTCTATTACTTTTTTAAGTTCAGGTTCCATATTCAGAAAGTTTATGTTCTACAAAGTTTTTAATGTACTTGACAAGTAATTTGATATATTTCATTTTTTCATCACTGTCAATGATATATTCTACCACTTCACCGTTTTCACATGACATCAAAATTACTAGTTTCTTGACAGGAATATCTGTCATTTCATAGAACATGCAAGCATATGCTGCTGCCTGAACGAAATAGTTTTCAATCCATTCAACTGGTTTTGGTTTTTTGGAAGTCTTAAAGTCAATAACTGCTAGATCCCCATCATACTCTGCTATACAATCTACTGTTCCAGAAACACCAAGTATGGTGCTATAGAGACTATCCTCTAGGGCATGAATGTTATTAATTTTATCGAGATATGGCTTTGCCTGCTTAAACAAATACTGGGATAATGGTTGAACCGATGGCAGTTTCTCATTCTTCAGATGTGACTCACAAAGAGAGTGCATATCGGTTCCACGACTAGTGGCAGCTTTTGTAACTTTGTTGGCTTCTTGTTCACCAACTTTTCTCCTCCACTCAGCAAAGACTTGCCGATTGTAGAAACTAGTCACAGAAGTAATAGAAGGTAATTTGATTACCTCATCACCATTAGGAACCGTATAATAACGAACACCATCTATAGTCTCCCTGTTTAGTTTAGGGAGACTTAGATCAACAAAATTAAACATCAAAATCCCATTGCTAACTTTTGAATAATGTATTCTCTTACAAGACCAGAACGAACAATATCCTCAACTCCAAATTCAACGACATCAAATGATTCCATTTGTTCGATGATTTTCATGAAATCTAAGATTCCATTTCTTTCATTGGATTTTGTAAGGTCAGATTGGGTGGCGTCACCACAGAACATAATTTTAGAATTGTCACCCACTCTCGTAATTATACTATCTAATTCGTGAAAATTCAAGTTCTGACACTCATCGACGATCAAAATAGAATCGTCAAATGTAGTTCCACGTACGAAAGATGTGCTCCAGAATGAAATAGTCTCCTGCTGCTTCAGATTACCATACAGCATCTCAAAGTCTGAGTCTGTAGGCATCTCAAACATATACTTGACCATATTCTTGTAAGGAATCTGGTAAAGAGCAGACTTATCTTCATGATCACCTGGTAGGAAACCAATTTCTCTGGTAGAGACAAGAGATCTAACAATGTAGATCTTTTGATAAGGAGTGTTGTCACTGAGAACATCCTTAAGTGCATTATACAAAGCAATGAAAGTTTTGCCAGTACCAGCACATCCGTAAAGAAATGAGTTTTGTCCCTTTTCATACGAAGCAAAGAATTTTTTCTGATTCTCTGTTAAAGGTTCAACATCAACTAGAAGATCTGAGTTGATTGGTTTTTTCCTTCTCATCTGTTTTGCTGTATAACCAGCACCGACGATGTGACTTTCAGGGGCTTTTCTCTTTCTGGGCATGTGTACTACAACTTGAGTTTTTGACGGTTTCCACCAGCTTTTTGTGCTTTTCCAAGCACTTCATTCCAACCAGGATTTTTGTTGATGAGTTTATCTCTCCACTCTCCAACTTCTCCCACACCAGGAGCAGTTGATGGGTCAGAATAGTCACGTTGCCAATCTGGGTTATCAGTTTTCCACTGATCCCATTCATGGACACTCATTATTACTTCTTTTTGTTCACCTGTTTCTTTGTGAACGACTGGATATGTTGCCATAATTGTGGTGGTTATAAAAGTATATATTAAACGTAATTTAAGTTAATATTAAATCTACCTTTTTGATCCGTACAATTCGTAGAATTGTGTTCCCAACTCCCATTGAAAATAACTGCCCGATTGGCAACACTGTCTACAGTGATATCATCACTCAATCTTGTATACCCATTGCATGTGTTCAAAGATATGACACAAGCACTGTGATCAAAATCATAATCTGTGTGTGAACTATGCTCTTTTAGTTCAGTCCAAGCAGGATAAAAATTTACCTTTGCTCTGATCAAAGCACGCATTGTCCCTTCGTTGAGCATAGGAGTGATAATCAAATCATCAATCATCTGCCAAAAATTACTTTGTGGATTGTTGTGAGCCCACACTAGATGTGCTCCATACCAATTCCACATTTCATCTGCCTGTGGATCACCACCTTTGGGATCATGTGGAGAATTTGAAACGTGATCAGTGACATTCCAAAAAAAGTTATGACCCCACATAATTTCTTTCTGTAGGATTTTTAGATTCTCCTCGGGGAGAAAATCATCTATAACTTGATAATTAATTACTTGGTCCATTCCAAAGCTTCAGCAACGGTGGGATACTGTTCAATAAAAATATCTTTACACTGTTCTGCTATGAGCATGTGCTCTTTCTGTGTGCCATTAGCAGACCTCAGAGAAATATAATGGATCCATGAACGACATGAACCTGTCATGTAGATTCTAGTGGGCGTGGCTAGAGGCAGCACCATTCTAGCACACTCCTTTGCCACACCCATATCAATCAGATATCGATATACATCCTGAGCATCGGCAAATAATTGACGAATCTCTTTGTGCATCAAATGAACGTGTTCTTCATCAAGATTATCAATAGAATTCTGACGATTCTTGGTATCTTGACGACGAAGTTCTGGTAGGGGAATCTCACCCATCAAAGAAGTATCAGCATACCGTTGAGAAAACTCTTGGAATGTAAACGAACGATGTCGAAGGATCTGAGCAGCAATTGCTCTAGAAGTTTCAATCTCTAGAGTCATGTATGCTTGTTCAAAAACACTCCAATGTTGGTGCTTAATACAATATTTCAACAACCCAGCATAGTTTGGGTTTTCCTGATTATTAGGATTAGAGACTCTGGCAATATATGCCATGTTCTCTTCAGGATTGGGTGTTGCTTGAATCAGTTTGACTGTCATTCTTTTTCATCATCTGTTTTACTTTTAGACTTTGCTTTGCCTGTTTTTTGGCTTTTCGCATAAAAGTCAATTCTTCATCAGTATAGAGCCAAGGTTGTTTAAGTGCCTCCTTGGTTAGGCGAATTGTGTCCTTTAGACGCATAGTAGACCTCGTAGAATTTGACGATACCGTGAGTTATCATATTCCCCTGAGACACCCAATCGTGCGCGCACTCATAGATGCTCTGATTTGAATATTTAGGCGTACCATCAGAACTCAATTCCGATCCGAACTTCTGTAAAAGCAGTTTCAGACAGGATTGTCTAACTTTCATTTTTTGATCGGAATATCTCCAATCAGTCAGGGTATCCGTCATCGTCGTCAAAAATCTCGTCGTAATCATTTAGCACGGCACTTCCTCCGTACATGTCTAACCTTTCATTGCTGATTGCCTTGTGTAAGTCATCATAGCTACGTTTTCCTGTATAGGAATCAATGTCAGAGTAAACTTCTGATTCCAAGGATTCAATTAGGAGTTTCAAGTTTTTAACTATTAGTTTAAGTTTGTCTTTATCCATAGAAAATTACTTTACTTATAATTATAGACAAAAAAAGGGGAGAAGTCAATCTCCCCTATCACTAACTTTCCAGTTGCTTATGCCATATGACTTCAAATGAATCCATTTAGCATAACATATACCTCGATAAGTCAAAAATCCAAAAATTAATTTTGGATCATGCTTTATTGGATCAAAATCTGGAGGATCATTATTTTTGAAGATCTTCCACATTTGCCCTCCTACATTTTTTGAAGGAGAACAATTTCACCGTATATAAGTCCAATAAATGCTGCCATACCCAAGGAACTTAATCCAATAAGTTGTAGCATTGTCAAGCTCCTACGACTACAACAGGTTCTTTGTGCTTAATTCCACGATAGATTTCGTTGAACCAGCGAACTTGCTGTT